CAGTAATTGCTCCTATTGCTAGAGAGTTGTCTAGTTCTTTTGGAGAGAGTGCAACAATTGAGGGTAAGAAAAAAGTACAAGAACAACTTGCAGCATTAGTTGCAGCTAAAGCCAAAGCAGACTCTACAGGTAAAACAGCTTTATCTAAAGTTTTAGCTAGAGAGATTGAAGACTTAAGACAGTTAGAGAAGTTTATTCCTACAGCTAAAAACATTGAAGAGCTTCTTAAGAACGATAAGAAGAACGGAAGAGAGACTAGTTTGTTAGGTATGTGGATTAACAATGCAGTTCAAGGTAAGAATCCTACTGTCCAAATTGTTAAACAGTTTATTGATAAGGCTACTGCAGAAGCTCAGGTAAACTCTGGTAAGTTTAGTAAGCGTGCTCAAGACATTTTTGATAGACTACGTGCCCTTAGAGGTAAGTTAGCTACTGAGGTAATGACTTACCAAACCTTATATAAAGGTTTTACTAGAGAGGTAGAAGTTTTACATAAACAACCAGATGGTTCTTTCAAGAAAGTAAAACAAGCAATCTTAAACACTAAGTTAAAAGAAGAGGAGTTCCAAAATGATCTTAAGCTTCTTTTACAAAGAGAAGACGATGCTTTAAAGACAGGTAATCAATCTGCTATTGACTCTACCAAAGAAGCTACTAATAAGTTCTTAGAAGAGTATGCTATGCGTCCTTACACAGACGAGTACTACAAGATTCAAGAATTACTTACAGAGGAAGCTAAGCAAGCAAGAGAAGAAATCTTATCAGAGATTAGTTTCTTATCAGAAGATCCTAATCCTGAAGAAGGAACTAAAGACGAAATCAAAAGACTCTTAACTGAGTTTAATCGCTTAGGTTCTCTTTACTATTCTAATGGAGATGAGAAGCCAGCAGGAAGTAAAGAAAGAAGAATAGCTGAATCTATTATGGCTTGGAAGAAGGAAAGAAACAATCGAGATGTTTTAACCTACGACAACCTAACTAAGAGAAAACAGTGGCAGATCCAAAAGAATGAGATAGATGAACAGTACTCTAAAATTTTAAAGAGAAAGAATGCTTCAGATATTTCTATGTCTATGGCAGGATTTGCAGAAGTGGCAGACGAGAATCTGGCAGAACAGAATGAAAAGATTACTAAAGAGTTTGAAGAAGCTAAGAAAGTAAGAGATCAATGGTACGAGGAGAACACAAAAACAGAGATTGCACCTGAGTTCTATCGACAACAACAAGCTATCACTGATTCGATTAATGCTATTCTTAGTAGGTATCCTACTTTTGATGCACAAGATCTTACTGATGCTTACCAAAGATTAAACAATGCAGTATTAGGCTTTAGAGATAACGATGGAGCTATCCAAGGTAATGACGTTGTTAATGCTGGTAATTTGTTTCAGACTGTAAAAGAAATAGAAGAAGAGATAGAAACCATTAAGAAAAATAGTCAGGCTAGGGAAGTAAGCAAAGATGACCAAGAAGAGTTGGCTAGACTGTATAAGATGCTTAATGCTTTGCAGGGTAGAAAAGAAACTCAATACTACAAAGACAAAGTATCAGAAGTACAAGCAAGTATCAGAACAGAGTTAGCTCAGGATGAAGAGTTCATAAAGGGCTTGGATGAAAAAGCTAAAGCTAGAAGAGATTCTTACATTGCAGCACAGTTAATGAATACTTTTACAACAGTAGAAGATGTTAAACAAGCAATGATTGAGGAAGAGATAGAAGATAGGTTTAGAGCAACCCAATGGTATAAGGACAATCACATCGTTACAGAAGAAACTAGAATCGTAAACGGAGATACAGTAACAACTACAAAAGAAAGACCTTCTTATATCTGGACTCAGGTAGTACCTAAAGATCCTAGAAACATTATAGAAGAATCTCCTTCTTTTCAGTGGGCTATTCCTGTAATTGATGAGACGTTCAAGAACAAGGATTATCGTTTTACTACAGAACCTAGACCTAGAGAAACTCAAGATGGTAAATACTCTAACCCAGAGTATTCTAGCTTACCTGCACAAGAGAAAGCCATTCTAGATGATATTATTGCTTTACATGAAGACGTACAGAAAGAGTTGCCTAAGAGTCAACGTGTAGGGTATGCTATTGTAAACGAAAACAAGACAGCATTTGAAACTCTATCTACAGCTTTAAGAAAGCCTCTAGATACATTCTCAGGAATCTATGAGTTATTTAAGTTAACCTTTGCACCTAACATAGGATCTGCTGAGTACGAAAGACTAGATGACTCAGAAGTAGAGGTTATTAGTGGAAGAAAGGTACAATTAATTCGTAGTCGTTATAAGACTCCTTTAAACACTAACCAAGTATCTTATAATATTCTAGGTAACATTGCTAAGTTTGGTGTTTACTCTTCCCACTTTGCAGCCATGCAGAAGATTATGCCTACTGTGTTCAGCACAAGAGACGCATTAGAGAGAAACAAATCAGCAGAAAGTACTTTATCTACAGTAGACTTTGAGATCTCTAAGAACTTCTACGGAGAAGAAATTAGTTCTATGGGTAACAATAAGTATGTAAAACTTATTAGTCGTCCTTTAAACAAGTTCTTATCTGTAGGTCAACGTAAAGCTTTACAGTTTAACGTAATTGCATCTATAAAGAACTTTGCAATCAACTTATGGAACGCAGGTATAAACAATAACCTAGCAGGTGTAACTAGAGCAGAGTTCATTCAAGGTATGTGGAGAGGTATCAAACAATCAGATAAGATGTTTGAAGTGTACAGAGGAGGAGGAAATGTTTCCTACTACGCAGACCTACTGATGCATTTTAATGCTATGCCACAAGCACAACCTGGAGCTAAAGCAGATACTATCCATCAGACTATGTTGAATAGGTTTGTTTCTAGTGAGACTGCAGGATTTGTAGTACGTGGATACTTAGAAAGTATTTCTACTATTGCTGTATTTGAATCTATCATGAACCAATATAACGTTCAGATAGAACAGGGAGGAACAACAAGAACTATTAAGTTAGCAGAAGCTTACGAGCAAGTAAATGGTAAACTTCAGCTTAAAGCAGGAGTTAAAGTAGAGAAAATAGATCGCTTAGAGCAAGAAATCAGAGATAGAATCTTTAACTACTTTACTGGGTCTCAAGGTAACTACTATAAAAGAGGTTCTGCTCAGTACGAAAGATACATTATTGCTAGAATGATAATGAGTATGAAGCGTTGGGTAGCTACTACATTTAATAATAAGTACGGAGCAAGAAGACTTCAGTTAAACACAGGTAACCTAGAGAAAGGATTTAACAGAGAAGTTATGTCTTACGTCCAGTTGCTAGCTTTGGGAGGTAGTTCTATGGCTAACCAAATGACTACTGATCAACAGAAATCTAGAATGCGTACTGCAGCAACTAACTTAGTAGCTATGCTTGCTGTTCAACAAGCTTTAATTACTACTATGGGTATACTTGCTAAGTCCTTAGATGATGATGATGAAGAGCCTACTAGTCCTTTCTTGGCGTTTATTGGTAATATTCTTCAGGGTATGCATGATGAGTTAAGTACCTTCAGTCCTTTAGGAGCTGCAAACTGGGCTTACAAATCACTCCTACAAACTCCTCAGAAACAACCAGGAGAGAGTGATGCAGTAGCAAGAGCTAAACAAATAAGTTGGAGTTTGATTGGAGGTACAACTAAAGCTTCTTATGATGCTTTAACTCCTTTCTTTGATAAGGATACTTGGTTAGATCCTGCAGGTTCTTTTACTTATAGATATACAAATGGTTTACCTGACTCTTTTAGTACTCCTGAAGCATTAGAAGGTAAGTCAAGCTTACTTGCAGCTTTCATGATTTATACAGGAGCAGAAGTGGGTATGAGTCAGTTCCTACAACCAGAGAAGAAGCTTTACACAGTTCTAAAATACAATCCAAGGTTAGACTTCACAGAGGAAAGAAGAATTAAACTAGATCCAATGGGAAGCTATAATGAGTTAAGTGAGAGGGTAACAGCAATAAAGAAAGAGTTGAAGTCAGTAAAGCCCTCAGAGATAATAACAGATAGAGCAGAAAGAGACGCTAAGATTTCCGAAATACTAGTCCTAGAGAAAACCATGGAAACAATAGGAGAACAATATTCATATGTAGGAGCATACTATAGAAATAGAAAGTTTGCTTCTTCTTTGGGTAGTTCAGAAGCAGCAGATCTAGATAAGGAGATTAAAAGATACCAAATACAGAATAACCCACAAGATTTTATTAGAGAAAAGATAAAGTCTAAACAGGAAAGTCTAGAAAATAAAAGAGCTAAGGAGAGACTAAGGGGAAAATAGTCCCCCTAGTTTCTTGACTTTATTTTTAATTAAAGTATTTTTGTTATACGGACTACGGTCGGACTTAACAGTCGTAAAGATAAATATTTATGGAAACACATGACATTCTCAGAGAGCAATCAAAGAAACTTCGTCACATCGAAGGTCAACTTTGTTGCATCAACGCTAGCGTAACTGCGGAAGCAGGTATGAACGGCAGTAAAGTAATCTCAGGCACATCACCAGTTACAGGTACTTTTCAGTACTTTGTTGTTAACGCATCAGCTGTAGTTAGTGCTATCTTGGATCAGAACGCAGCTAGTCTTATGACAAGCTTAGGTCTTTCAGGAGTTACTTTGGCACCAGGAATGAAGATTAGCGTAGCTAAAGGAACAACTATCTCTTCTATAACACTTGCTTCAGGATCTATTATTGCTTACAACGCTTAATTGATGAAGACCCTTTTAGTAACTATCACCACAGTATGTGCCTTTTTGGGCACATATTTTTTAAATCTAACTGCAGATAACGCAGAACAATACTTAGCGATTGTTGCTGTTGTATTTGTAGATGGATTTTTTGGTGTATGGGCAGGTACTAAGAAGATTGGTTTTCAAACAAGAAAAGCAGTTAAAGTACTTCAGACTTTGTTTGCTTGGGTAATGATTCTTTCTGCTATCTTAATGGTAGAGAAAGGATTTGATGGTACGTTCTGGCTTTCAGAAACTTTCTGTGCTCCTTTTATCGTCTTCCAACTTATTAGTGCTCTTAAGAATGCTAACACAGTAGGAGTAATAAACAACAGTGTACTATCTCAGATCTTAGCAAAGATAGATCAACATAAATTTAACCACGATAATGAAAAACCTCTCGATTAAACTTAATATTATCTTTTTCTTCATCATTGCTTACTTACTTTTTAAGTATGAGTATGTACAGGAACAAGATACTAACCAAGTAATATCTTTTATTGATTCTATAGATAAACAAAACGATACCTACTTTGAAAAGATTGACTCTCTAGAACATATAAAGCACGAAGAGTATTTCCGTTACGAACAAATCACCCTAAAGTATGACACAATTCAGATTGCTATTGACACTATGCCTGATATTGACGGCACAAAATTCTTACTCACAATCAGTAGACAGCTTACCCTTAAAGGAGTTGAATGATGAGTTCCTAAAAGGAATTCAAGCACGTGAGAGAGTAGTAAGTCTTAAGAAGATTATCAAGACAGATAGCGTTCAGTTATCCTTGTATAAAGATTCTATTATCCCTAACTATAAAAAGGCTTTAGATACCGCTAAAGTAGAGATAGTTCGCTTAGATACTAAAGTTAGGTCTCAAGCAGAAACAATTAAAACTTTAAAGAACGTTTTGAAAGGCGGGTTATTTGCTATAGCTTTGTTAACCATAGGGTTAATACTTTAACCTACCAGCCTATGATGCCAATCTCAAAACAGATTATCCAACACTACATGGATAATCCAAATACGGATGAGTCAGCTTTAGAAGTTGCTATTCGTTTCAACTACCAACCAGAAGTATATAATGAACTAAGAGCTAAGCGAGTTCGTGACTTAAAAAGAACTGCTATGTATAAGTTGGGTGCAGATAAACCTTTAACGCCTAACGATCAACCTACACAAATTACAGGAACTTATGATGAGAATCTAGATAAAGGTACCCTTGAGGTATCTAAACTAGTTTCTACTCAACCTAGATCTTCTGAAGAAATCATCGAAATCCACAAGATAGATAGATCTAAGTGGAGATTAGTACAGTATTGGAGTAAAGAAAAACAATCAGGTTGGCTAGTGTCAGCCTTATTTGCTTCTATAAAGCCTGAGGACACTTTTCCTCAAGACATAGAGAACGTTCTCAGAGAGGTTTTCCTAGAATCTAATATAACTCCGTACCCAACACCTAGAAAGTCTCCTATAGCGTCTAAGAGAGGCTTATTCGTCTACATGAGTGACAAACACGTAGGTGCTCTTACTCATCCTAACTCTATTTTCAACAATCAGTACAACGAAGATGTCTTCGAAGTACGTATGATGAGAGTATTAGAAGAGATAGAGAAGCAAGTAAAGACCTATGGAAGGTTAGAAGATCTTTTTATTTGTGATTTAGGAGATTCATTAGATGGTTGGAATGGTCATACTACTAGAGGAGGACATGCACTTCCCCAGAACATGAATAACAAAGAGTCTTTTATGACTTATCTTTATGCTCATAAGCGATTCTTTGACCTGTTAGTAGAGAAAAACTTAGCTAATAACATTCACGCTATTATGCAGACAGAAGATAACCACTCAGGTTCTTTTGGCTACATAACTAACCAAGCACTAACTCTTTATTTAAATACGGCTTATCCTTTTATCAAAGTAACGATAATGGAGAAGTTCTTAGAACATTTTGACTATGGAAAACATACATTTATTTTTACTCATGGAAAAGACTCTGAGGATCTTAAGCATGGTCTTCCCCTTTTCTTAACCGAGAAAGCAGAAAATTTCCTTAACAAGTATATAGATCACCACAATTTAGGAGAGAATAAAAACATCTCAATAGTAAAAGGTGACCTACATACAGAGAGTATGCAACAAGTTTACAAGTTTAGATATAGGAATGTATTGTCTATGTACGGCTCTTCTAAGTGGATAATGAATAACTTTGGTCCTGGTTATCCAGGAGTTTCGTTTGATTTAGTAGAAAAAGATACGGATTTAATATATTCGTTTTATATTCGCTTTAAATAAAATTAAGATGATTAAGATAGCAGATATAGATAAACTTATAAACCAGTTCTATTTAGACTCAGAGAAGGATGGGTTAGCAGTAAGACCTAATGTGGTACTGCTTACAGAAGATCAGTTTGAAGATCTATTAAAAGAAATGGGAGTAGAGGAAGAAGACGATGTTGTAATAGAAAGTATACTAGGATTAGATGTCGTCATAGCAAACGGGATAGAACATCCAAGAGTAATAAGATTATAAAAAAAGGGGCCCTATTAAGAGCCCCTTTTCTTTTGGTTGGTAAACTAAATAACTAAAAACTAAAACTAAATAAACTAAAACTATGATTACATCGCTTGTGGTCCTCCTGTAGCAGCTAAGAAAGCAAGAACTTCTTCTTTCACTTTCAGCTCTACTACGATTGGCTCACTTGTGATTTCAAATTTAGTGATTTTTACTGGAACTTTTTGCTTAGTTGCAGGATCAATTTTGTATTGATAGTCTACAGGGTTAAGTTTATCAGCGTTACCTTCTAAGACAACGGCTAAACCATTCTCTGTAGGGTAAGTCATAAGAACCTTGTGGATGTTAAAAGAGAAACCTTTCTTGATGATCAATTCCATCTCTTCACCGTTCTCTACTTTTTCTTTTTCTGTGTAATAGAATAACATATTTGTCTTTTTAATTACCAAACGATAGCAATGTCTCGATCACTTACCATGATCTTTTCTTCTCCTTCTACTTCAACTAACTCTGCTGATTGAAGGTACATGATGTTTACATAAACGAAGTCTCCTACTTTTACGTTGGTTACTTCTTCTCCGAGAGCGTATACTTCTAAACGCTTAAGGTTAGCCAACTCTTTCATGTTCAACTCTTCTTCCATCTCTGGTGTAAGTTGAATGAGTCTTTCTTCTCTCTTAGGACGCTTGAGTAATACTCGGTGTCCTTTTACTGTGATTGCCATATTGTTTTAATTTGTTTTTGCTTTGATTACATCTAGACCTGCTGCTATTAATAGTTCTAATCCTGTTCTATTTCTATAATCTTCTAGATATACAAATGTAGTGATTCCACTTTGAATAATCAACTTAGCACAATGCACACAGCATGCATGAGTACAGTACATAACGGCTCCTTCTGTACTGATAGGACTCTTGCATGCTTTAGTAATTGCATTGGATTCTGAGTGGAGTACGTATTCAAAGGTTATATCATTTTCTTCACATACATTTGGAAACCCTGAAGGAGTTCCATTATACCCAAAAGAGATAATGTTTCCGTTCTTTACGATTAAAGATCCTACCTGGAGTCTCTTACAGTAAGATTCTTGAGCAATTCTTACAGCTAAATCTAAGTAAAGTTCAGACTTATCAGTCTTAGGCATGTTATATATGATAGGTATTTTATACATTATTGTTTATTAAAAATTGTTCAGGTGGTACAAATCTACAAAGTTCTCTTGGTACTTCATAAAAATCTTCCCAACCTTTTCTACCATCTTTAGTTATATACTTTTGTACTTTATGTTCGTATCTAAAAATTACATCAGAAGGTGCCCATATAGCTCCACCATTCCTATTACTAATTATAAAATATATAAACCAGTTCTTCTCAGCAAACTTTCGCTTACGAGAAAGAAATGATACTGTTTTATAAAAAGCTTCAGGAGTAGTAATACTTATGTCTTTTTTCATTTCTGCCTCAAACAGATATCTATTACCATCCTTATAGGCTAGTATGTCTATATTAAAGTCTTCTTCTTTAGATTCTATTTCATAACCTTTACTACTTAGAAAATCAGAAAGGAGTTTTATTCCTTTCTGATTATAAGTATTGTATGATTCTTGTATAAACGGCACTAAGATAAACTGAGTTCAAATCTAAAGATTTCTTTTGGAATATCTACAACTACGTCTTTAAAATTTATATCACGATGTAAAAGAGATTTATAATCTTTGGACATGTCATTAAACCTACCTTGCTTAAATAATTCAATGTCTCTATGATATAAAGAACTAGGTCTAAAGACATACATAACCATGTTATCTACTTCATAATAGTCGTAGAAAGAGTCAAATCCTGTAATTTTAGTTTCAAACATCTCAAAAGCATCTTTGTCTGTAGGCTTAAACAGAAAGAACAAACAGTTAGTGTACTTACTTTTATACCCGTAATCATCTATGTAAACATTAACTAACCCAAAGTTAGCAAGTAAACGAGCAGCATTAGCCCCTGATGTAAATATCATGGGGCTAAGGAACTTTGTGGTATTGTTTGTAGTATCTGAGTACACTTTACACAATTCTAAGTCCGTCATTCCAGTAGTCCTCCATTGTATATGCCCACATATCGTTTTCTGAGTGCCATTTTAAGCGTTGAATTGCTTGGTGGAACCCTTCATACTCCTTACCTAAGTAAGTGCCTCCCATCTTTCCTAAATCCATTAGCTTGTCTGACATCTCATAGATCAAAGGACTGCCTGGATACTTCTGACTTTCTACGATAAATCTAAAGTTATGTATAGTCAAGTTCTCTCCGTAGATACTTAGGTCTGTTTGTTTAAGAGCTTCTGTGTAAAAGGCTGCTTGGAAATCATACCTGTGCTTAAGCAACATCTCTATCCAGTAGTTTAAAGAAGTTGTGGTTGTTTTGAGATCAATAGGATATAGGATGTTGTTTACTGTGTCAACTACCACTAAATCCAAAAGACCCTTACAAGCAACTCCTTCGTATTCAAACTGAAGAGACTGTTGAGTAAATACTTTAAACTGTGAATTCCCTACTACATACTTAGAAGTAAAGGGACTCATCTTAAGAGTGTTTGCTACGTTCTGAATGGTTGCATACTGAATAGGACTTACTACTTTCTTTCCTTCCCCAGCAATCAAGTCATCATAATAGGCTTTACCCTCTTTCTCGAATCTCTCTCTCACCTTAGCAAGAGTATCACGCTTAAATCCTGCTAATTCGTAGGCTATGTTTTCTGCCATAGTATCATTACGATTAGCAAATAGATGCCATACAAAGTCTCCCATCTGTCCTGTAGGTCTTTCTACAGTACTAAAATAGAATTGCTCCATGAATACATCTTCTCCTTGAGTTAATAATAAATCTACTCCATCACCTATAACTGTTACTTCTGCTGGTTCATCCATGTCAGAATTAGGATCGTAGTTAATATAAAGGTTAGGGTGTAAAAGTATTTTCTTTAGCCTACTCTGGCTTTGTGCTGTGTTGGATAAATAATCCTCGTCTAAAATCATTGCTTCGTAAATTTAATAGTTAGTGTAAACCATAAGAACCCTAAATGAATACTAAACCTCTCTCTAGAGTTAGTGCGACTAAAAGTTAATATGGGTAAAGGATAGAAGAACCAATAAGGATAATTCCTTTGGCCTTTGGTTAGTTTGGAAAAGTTACTTACTTGGATCTTCATGGGTCAAATCATTAAACTCAGGCTTCTCCCTTAAGATATAGGCAATAAACATAGCATTACATTGTATGTGTCCTATATGGTGGATAAGAGATTCTTTGTCGTGAGACTCTCCTGATAACAAACTAAAAGTATGTCTCAACATACTCTCTAATACTTCGCTAGCTGGCATTCCTTTCTTCCAATTATCTTTAGCGTATTTCTTAGCTCCGAACTCTAGTACTTCTACCATAGGTTCTAAAGACTTAAAATCTACTAAAGACCACTGAGCCTTACCTTTGTTGTAGCGTAGTGCTTGACTACCCTCATTATAGTCTTCCATAGCAGGAAAATCGTTAGCCATAGTTAACGTTTTAAGGCACCTGTAGTAGTTTTAGAAATAGGATAAGCAGGAACTACTGTAAGAATAACTCTTCCAAATTTCATAGGAAGAACATTAGTTACAATAGACATTACTTCATTACAGTTTACTATAGTTCCTAATTGGATAGTTTGACTGTACTCATCTCCATAATAGGTGACCATGTTTTCTCCATAAGCGTAGGAGTGTGCGACATCAGGGGAGCCAACAGCTTCCACTTTGTCTGATTCTGTGCGGGGTTCTATAATATATAACATAATTTTTAGTCTAGTTCTGGTACTTCCACTCCCAGGATTTCTCTTGCAAATAAAATCACATCTTGTATAAACTTATGTAATTCGTCTTTCTTACCGTTAGATAAAGAGAGAGGAGTTTTAATAAACTGTCCTTGGAACATAGTCTCTTCGTAGAAGTACTTGTCTTTAAGGAATGTTACTACGTCCTCTTTGCTATATACTTCCCCT